CAGCAGTGCCGGCTGGGATGGTCGGACTGGTCACCTGGAGCGATCAGCTAAAGCGTGAAGAGCCCGGACGCGTTGAAGACGACGTTGATGTCGGCGCCGTTCGGCGTGACCGGTAGCCCCGTGCCCGTGTCCACCCAGGCAATCAGGCGCTGCGCCGACGCCGCGACGTCCGCACCGCCGGTGACCGCGGAGCTCTGGAAGTACAGCAGGCTATGCCCCGACGCGTTGGCCGCCGGCGCCGTGAAAGTGATGTCGGCCGCGTCCGCGGTGCCGCTGGTGCCCGTCTTCGACGCCAGGGCGGCGGAGGTCGCGTGCAGCACGCCGCTGGCGCCGGTCACGTCCGAGACGAACTTGTGCGACGCGCTGAACGTGTAGGACCGAACCAGCGCGACCTTGATGACCGCGGTGTCATAGTCGATTTCGCCGAGGAGGAATCCCTCGCGGCCAGGTGAGAAAAGCGCGTTGGCCATCAGCCACTAACCTCCGTAGGTCAGGTCCTCGAGCGAGTTCGGCACGAGCGCCTTGAGCGTCTGCCAGTCGTCGGGCAGTGTGAGCGTCACGACCGTGCCGGACGGCAGCTTGCAACTGACGATCAGTTTGCCGGTATGCACCCAGGTGCCGTCGGTCTGCTGCCCGTTGACCAGCGTGTAGACATCAGACGTGGACATCGGTCACTTTCGCGCCTGGCCGCTTGATGACGATGCTGGCCCGCACCCCGCCCTGCGACGCGCGGTTGTCGCGCCGACCGCACGCCGCCTCGATGGCACGGTACGCGCGGGCGTAGTCGGCGTCGCTGGTCAGTCCCAGCTCGCGCATGCCTTCGGTCCGCGGCAGGCCGAGCCACCACTCGCCGTCGACGACATCTGGCGTGTTGGCGTCGCCGATCAGCGGGTCGCCGTCCAGGCAGTAGCCGTCCCGCTCGATCCGAATGTCGCGCACGACCCCCTCGAGCAGATGGCACGCCGTCTGAACCTCGGCCCATGACTGGCAGTAGCGCACACCAGCCCCGTAGCTCAGACGAAAGAAGCCCGAGCCGAAGGCACAGTCAGCCCGATGCGCCGCGCTGACGCTCAGGTACTCGGTGCGGCCGTGCTCGTCGATCACTGCGCGGGCTCGTCCTCCGCGGGATCGCCGACCTCGACTTCGTCGCCCTCATCCTCTGGTTCAGGCGGCACCGGCGGAGTTGGATCCGGCTGGGGTGGAGTGGGATCGGGTGTCTCGCGCATGCTGCCTCCTAACTGGTCGTGAATGTTCCGTCTGCCGAGTAGGTGGTGATGCCGTTGGCGACCGCTGCGATGCGGTAGTGGTACAGCGTGGCGGTCACCAGCCCCGATATCGGCTTGGACTGAGCGCCGGTGCCCGATCCCTGCGTGTTCTGCGAGCCGTACGCCAGGGTCGTGCCGTAATCGATCCAGTTCAACGCTTGCTGCGACAGCGTGAAGTTGACGGTCGCGCCGGTCGCCGTAATAGCCGTCACCGAAATCGCCGTGATCGCCGCCGCCTGGGCACCCTGGCCTCCCAGAGGCGAGCCATTCGGAAAGACCGCCGTCGCTGCGCCGGCGTCAGTCGGCCAACCGCCAGGTCTGGCCGCACCTGGCGGTTCGTTGCCGCGCCAGTCGACTGGCGTGTGCGTCCACAGCCCGGCCGCGGCGCCTACCTGCGAGCCGATCCTGCCGCCATCAAGCGGCATTGCCCTTGCTCCGCGGATGCGCTTGCTCGGTCGGCTCGGCCGCCTTCGGCGCTTCTTTGGCTCCCTGCTCCTCGACCCACGCGGCGAAATTGTCGATGGTCTGCTCGCCCGTAATGGTGTATCCCATCCGCAGGTACTGCTCGGCGTGCGACGCCGGGCCGACGAACGAATCGCCGTCGGTGCGCAGGAAGGTGAAGTACAGCGTGCTCGGCGGCGTGACGTACGGTCCGTTTTCGTGGACCAGGTTGGCCTGGGCGATGAAGTCGACGGGTGGTGTTTCGGTCATGTCCTGCTCCTTCGACGCGACTGGTCGATCGGGTCGTACCCGCCGTTCGGGATCGCGCCTTCGATGGTCGTCGCCTGCGCGCCTTCGGCGCCGAGCTTGCGTTGCAGGTCCTCGAGCGAGCTGGCTCCGGCAGTCTCGACACCGCGCAGCAGCGACGGCTCAGGCTCGTCCCTGAACTTCGGCTCGGTCACCCGCACGACTCCGCCCTTGGCGCGGATGTCGACAATCGTCGCCTCAAGCTCTTCGGTTGACTGCGCGTCAATGCCCTCGATGTCGATCAGCGTCCCGAGCGTCGGGTCTTTCTGGTCTGCCTTGCGGATCGCGTTGATCAACTTGGCCCGCTTGCGCTGCTCGGCGATGACCTTCGGTCGCTCGATGCGCTCCCACTCGTCGACCTCCGACATGTCTTCGCCGCGGGCGGCGACGGTGGCCAGCAGGTGAAAGCCCAGGTCGGAATACAGCGCGCGGTTCTGCGGGTCCGACTGCAACTGCACGATGTCGCCGTTCGGTGTCGCGTACCAGCGCAGCGGGTAGTTGTAGTTCTGCCCGCGCTTGGGCGTGATGTCGGTCCGACCGAGGGTCTTTTCGACCATGCGGTCGATGAACGTCTCACCCGTATGGGGTGACGCCGACGTCGTCATCTACGCCGCGCCTTTCGCCCAGACACCAAAGGTTGGCCGCATCATCTGGTGCCCATAAATTTCCTCGACCGCGAGCTTCCAGGTGAACACGTCGATGTCGTAGAAGACGTGCGACTTCGGCGTCCGCTGCATGACCAGCGCGATGGCCTCGCGATGACCGATGAAGTTATTCGCCTGACCGCCGGCGGGCTTGACCAGGTTGGTGGTGATGCCCAGGTTGAGTCCGTACATGTCGCCGAGCATGCCCGACTTGGCGGGCATCGAGTTGTTGCCGATGTACAGCGCGTTCGACCAGCGATCCAGCGCCAGCTTGGCAACCTTCTCAGCAGGTGACATGAGAAAGAAGCGGTTGTCCTGCGGGCAGTCCGCGTTATCCAGCAGCTGCACCGCGGCCAGCACGTTGGCGTCAGACAACGCCGTGCCCAGGGTGCCGACGGTCTGGGTGAAACCCGCGACGTCGGTGGCCAGGTTCGTATCGACGTCCTTGGCCAGCGCGTAGCCCAGCTTCTGCTGGTACTCATTCTGCACATCGACGATGCTCTGCACCTTGATGATGTCTTCGATGCCAAGCGCCGCGTATGACCAGATGTTCAGCGTGATGGTCGTGGCCGTTTCCGCGACGGTCTCGTAGACGATCGCGGTGTTCTCGGTCTTCGCCCGAGCCGCCAGGTTGCCAATGCTGGCGACCTTGACCGTCTTGCCCACGCTGGCGTCGTTTTCGAAGCCGCGGTTGACACTCTTGGCGAAGAGCAGGTTGCTTTCGGTCGCGCGCAGGACCTGCTTGCTCCAGATGTCCGGCGAGAACACTCCGTCAGAGATCGTCTTGTCGACGAACTCGGTTGCACCTGTAGCCACTGGCTACCCCCTACTGTCTGTGAACGGGGATGCCTCGAGTCGATCGATGCCGCACCCCTGGTTTCGGTCTGCCGTTCTCGTCGAACAGCGCGTCGTATTCGGCAAGGCTCATATTGGCGATCTGCTCATCCGTCACTTCGCGGACGCGACCGGGGGTGCCAGAGTCACGCTCGGGTACGGGTTCGTCGCCGTTCATCTCGCTCAACATCGACTTTCGCAGTGCGGACTCGCGCTTTCCGATGCCGAGCTCGACTGCCTTGTCGACGATGTAGCGCATGTATTCTGCCATGCCCTCGGCCGGCGTCTTGCCGACCCCGAACGCCTTACCCGAGACGTCCTTCTGGATCGTTTCGGGCAGGTCTTTTTGAAACAGCACGATGGCGTCCATGGCTGGCGCCAGGGCCTGGGCCGATTGCTGCGACGCGAGCTGGGTCTGCAGCTCGCGCTGAGTCATCTCACCCAGGGTGTACAGGTCGTTGTTGGCCGCGGCCTCCAGCTTCGCCGCATCCTGACGGTCGCGCTCCTGCTTCGCCAGCAGGTCGCGCGCACGACGGTCGCCGATCTGACCGATCAGACCGGACACGACCTCGTCCTTCTCCAGCTGGTCGCGCGGCAGGTTCTTCGCCAGCAGGCGCAGCGCTTCGGTCGGGTCTTTTGCTTCACGAACCGCCGCGAACCAGTCGGGCGGCTCGGACTCGGTCGGTTCGGACTCGGCGACGTCGGGCGCCTCGGGAGGGAGGTCGGACGTCGCCTCGTCCACGGGCGGGGGTGGAGTGCTGGACGCTCCGCCCGTCTCGCCCGAACGTCTCCGCGAAGGACGCGCGGGCGCAGCCGGCTGCTCGTCTGGCGCGTCGGCCAGGTCGGGGTGGACGGACTTGTCCCAATCGCCGGGCATTACTTCTTCGCCGCCGCCTTGCGCTGCGTCGCGTACGCCGCCGCTACGGCCTGTTTGACCGGTCTGCCACTCTTGACCATCTCGCGGATGTTGGCCTTGAAGGCCGCCTTACTGGCCGATTTCTTGAGCGGCATCTCTCGATCAACCCCTCCGAATCACGCCCACCGTGTTGGGCGCGTTGAACTGCGGCAACGTGTTCTGGATCTGCTTCAGCGAGTCTTGCGGATCGAGACCGTACTTTTCCTGCATCGACTGCAGGATCAAGTTTTGCGTGGTAGGCGTCGACCTGAGAAAACTCGCCGAGTCGATCTTGTTCGGCGTCGGCGTCGCGTCCAGCCACGACTGCGCGGTCGTCTGGTTCGCCTGCGGCGACTTGATGTCGTCGATCAACTGCTGCAGGTAGCCCATCCCGCCCTGGGTATTGCCGCCGGCAGTGCCCACGCCGGCCACTGTATTCGGGGCGCTGAAGCCGGCGGTCGGCAGGCCCTGCAGCACGCGCCCCGCCTGGCCGATGACCTGCGCCTGGCGGAAGGGATTGGCCTGGAGCGCGGCCGCGGCGTTGATTGCGCCCATCTGCTGCGCGTAGGCCTGCTGCTGCGCCGCCAGCGTGGTCTGGCCAGGTACGGGCGCCTGGCCCGCATTGCCGTACAGCCCGGCGTACTGCGCTTGCGCGGCCAGCGTCTCCTGTCCGGGGCCTGTGCCCTGCACCAGGCCATTCGGCGTGACGTAGTAGCCCGTCAGGCCCGCGTTCTGAGCCGCGATGTTCTGCGCCTGCAGCAGACCCGCCTGCGTGGGCGTGCCCTGATACATGCCCGTCAGACCGGCCTGACTGATCTGTAGGTTCTCGTTGAAGCGGCGAACGTCGTCCTGGAACTTCTGGGTGTCCAGCCCGAAGTTGGCGTTGAACTCGCGGATCGCCTCGGCAATCGCATCTTTGTTGCCGCTGGCCTGCGCGCCCAGAAGCTGCTGAATGCCGGCGATCAGCTTCTGGGTATCCGCATTGGTGCCAGTCGTCGCTGCGACGGGCGCGGTGGCCGTTCCGGGCGCGCCGCTCATGATCGGCTGGACAGCCTGACCGGTGGTGTTGCCGTACGTCACCAGGATGCTGGTGCTGTCGGTCGGTCCGCTGTACCCGACGTTCTGGAGCTCCTGCTGCATCTGCTGGAGCGTCCGCGGCCCGTTGACGGTGTTGTACGAACCCGGCGCGACCGCTCCGCTGGGGGCACCACCGGTCGCGCCGGCCGGCGCGCCACCACCGCCACCCCCACCCCCGCTGGAGACGGGCACGTTATTGCCCTGCTGCTGGTCGGCCGGTCCGCTCGAGGGAAGCTCCTCGTGCCACTTGTTTCCGACGTAACGTCCCATCAGGTACTACTCGCCAGCGCCACGGGCGCGTTCGGCGCGATGAAAGAAGCACCTGGCGCTGCGTTCCACGGATAGATCCCTCCTGTATACGCCGTCGCGGCACCGTAATTAGCACCCGGCACCGCGGCGAGCGGCGCAACCATTCCCGCGGCCTGAGCCGGCGGGATCGCCGGCACGGCAGGCACCACTGGCCGAGCCACCGCCGTTTGCGGAGCGACGGTGGCGGCCTGCTGCTGGCTCGCACTGGCGGCCTGCGTCGCGGCGACAATGGGATGCTGGGTGTTGGTGAGCTGCTGGTACTTGTCCAGCATTTGCCTGAGCGTGCCGATCGCCGCCTGTGTCGTCGGGTCGGCGTTATCACTCTTGGGGTCGGCCATCTGGACCATGCGCGCGGCCGAGTCGAGCGTTGCCTGACCGCCCATCAGGTCAGCCGTCCAGCCCGACAGGCCCTGCACCAGGTTGGCTCCGACGTCGCTCGGATACGACGTGATGTTCTTGTTTTGCAGCGTCTGGCCGAGGATGCTCTGCAGCGTTCCCGTCGCGGCTTGCGCTCGCTGCTGCAGCAGGTTGCCGGCCGTCTGCGCGTTCGCGCGCGTGTTGGCCAGGACATCGCCCGCCGCGGTCGTCACGTTCTGCTGCGTGTTGATGTCGTTGGTCATCCGCGCGTTGGCGGCGTTGATCAACTGGATCGCTTCATCCTGCGAGATGTCGCCCGCGACTACCGTGCCGGTCAGCGACGTGGCCAGCTGCTTGAGCGCATCCGACGCGGTGATGCGGCCCTCGTTCGGAACCCACTTGAGCTTGCTCGGGTTGTCCGGATCCGGGATCGCGATCAGCCTGGCGTTGGCGTTCGGCGCCGGTACCTGCACCGCCGGCGGCTGGTAGTTGGTGTTGGGGTGCGACGCGATCAGGTTGCCCTGGTCGTCGTACCACTCGAGGTTCTTGAGGGTCGTACTGTTGTTGGCCGTCGCCGCTTTGGACACCCCGGGCGGCAGCTTGTACGTGCCGCTGTCGGCGTCGTACAGGTAGGTGATCCCGTTCGACGTGAGCGTCTTGGGCGGTCCATTCGGCCCGACCGCCACGAGCGCTTTGCTGGCGTCCGTCTCGTTTGGATCGAAGCGGTACATCGACCCGTCTGGATACGTGACGATCTGGAACGGCGAATCCTTGGTGACGTCGGTCAGCTTGACCAGTTGCTTCTTGGGGTCCGGCTCGTCCTTGTTGAACGAATAAATCGCCGTCGGGGTGGTGACGATCTGGCGCCCGTCGGCGGTCGTCGAGACCGCGTGGAGCTCGTTGTTGACCGGGTCCCATTGCCCGACCACCCCGCTACTGGCATCACCAGGTGAGCGATAGACAGGGTTCCACTTCGACGGGTCGGACGCTTTGTTGCCCGCCGCGGACTGGACGCTGGCGCCAATCTTGTTGTTGACCGGGTCCCACAGACCGATGATCCGCTTGCCGCTCGGATCGTTCGGATCGGCGATCGGCGTCCACTGCGACGGGTCGGTTGTCAGGTCGCCTTCGACCTTGAATGGCTGCGTACCCGGTGGCGCCTTCGGATCGCGCAGATAGACCGCCGGCGTGTTGGAGCCCGCGGGTATCGGGTTACCCTTCGCGTCCAGACGCTCGAGCCCCGCGGCCGGCGTGCTCGTCGTCGCCGGTTTCCCCTGCGGGCCCTGGATGACGTCGAAGCCGACGCCGCCCTTGGTGTTGGGGTTGTTGCCGACCTCTTTGACGATCAGCGAGTCGGGCTCGCCGCCGGGCCCCTGGATCGACAGGATGATGCCGGCCTGCTGATCGATCTGCGACGGCTCGCCGGCCAGGCCTGCTTTGGGATTGGCGACCTTGACGACGTACGGCGCCTCGCCGACAACCTTGTAGCCGGGCCGCAGCGCGTCGACGGCCTGCTGTTTGGAGTTGTACGGCATCAGGCTGCGGGCTCCCCTGCGACGGTGTACGGCGTCGGGACGGTCTTGCGCACCGCGCGTTGCTTGATGTCGGCGTCGCCCAGCGAGCGAACGAACAGCACGTCGCTATTCTGCGATGCGTTGCTGATCGCCTTCGAGAGCAGCTGGTTTTTCACACTGATGTCACCGTTCTTATACAGCGTCGAATCCATCACCGCCGCGACCTGCTGGCGGATCTGCTCGCCTCGAGCGCGCTGGACCTGGTCCTGCTCTTCGGGGGTCAGGTCAATGGCCCAGCCATTGCCGACATTGACCGACTTGGCCGGCGGCGGAATCCGGACGTCGTTGGCGCGCAGCGCCTGCAGCGTCGGCTCGTCGCGCAGGATGTCCGCCCGCAGCGGCAGCGCAAACGCCGCGGCGCCCGAGATGCCCTGCGTCCGCGGCTCGCCGATCGCCGTGAGCGACTCGGGCACATTCCCGCTCACACCTGGATAGTTGGCCTCCATCGCCTCGACCAGTCCCATCAGACCGTCGTGCGGGTTACGGCTCGCCACGCCGTACGCGCGCTGAATCTGACGCCCCATCGCCGAGTACGGACCGTAGCTGCTGACCAGGCTCTCGAGGAACTTGTTTGCATACCGGGACGGGTCGTGCAGCACGTTGACCGTGTCCGACAGGCCCTGCAGGAAGGTGTTGTCGAGGACGTACTGCCCGATGCTGGTCGCCGCCCGAGCCACCTCGTCCTTGTCCAGCAGACTGTGCCCGCGCTTGGCAGCGTCGGTCAGGATCGCCGCCATCGCCAGCGGCGCGCCCGCGGCGCCGAAGTTCTGCATCGGGATGTAGTACGTGTTGCCGCTGACCGGATCTTCAGCCACCATCGACCACTCGCGCCAACCCTGCGGGTAGGTGCTGGCCTCATTCGGGTCGTACGCGCCCGTCAGCATGCTCTTGCCACCGGT